CTGGCGATGCTTGGCGCCGGCGCAACTAGAACGCCATCAGGTACAGATCGCACCGGCATTGCGGGTGAACGGTCGGCCGAAGAACCGGGCCGATCGGCGTCGTGAAGTAGCCGCCCAGCGGGACGCCATCGGGGTTCAGCAGCGGAATCGCTGCGCAGATCAGGCACAGTCTGTCGTCCGGCGTCACCAGCCAACCCTGGCGAAGTTTGCTGCGCGTCAGCAGCCCGTTATTGGCCGCCTGTTCCCATGCCATCTGCTTGCCAGCTTCGGCCGCGTTGATCGTTTCGGTGCGCGCAATGGTTTCGGCGCGCATGGTCAGCATGCGGTCGCGGTAGCGCGCGACCATCGTGTCGATCTGATCCTGCGTCAGATTGTCGACAGCATCGCTGCCCAGCGCCCGGTCCAGCGTCGGATCGAACCGCCTGTCGCGCAGTTCGCGCGTCAGCGCAGCCCGGTCGCCGCCTTCCAGCATGTTGCGGAAGTTTTCGACGGCTGCGGCCTGCTTTTCGGTCAGGCCGACCAGTTCGCGGATGGCGCGGGCCTGATCACGCGGATGGCCGCCGAACTGCAGCGCGTCCGCCACGATCTGCCGCACAGCGCCGCGCGTGTCATCGGTGACTTGCTGGATCAGCCGAAGGTCGTTGTTCTGGATGTAACGCACGACATTCGGGTTCGAAATGTCGAAGCGCATCTGCAGGCTGCCGTCCTTCGGAAAGGTCGCAGCTGGCGTTCCCCGGCCGGCATCGATCAGCACATCCTCGAGTGGCGGCAGGATCGTGGCGCGCAGCGCTTCCTTCAGCGTGTCGTCGATGCCCAGCACTTCCAGCACCCGGTCGACCGAACCGCTTTCCAGCGCCTTCGCCAGTTCGGCTTCCTTCAGCGATCCGCGAAGATCTTCGATCGCCTTCAGGAACGCATCGCGGATTTCGGGCGCCGCCGTGTCGGCGATGTCGTGCAACCACTTGTACTGGCTTTCGGGATCTGGTTCGCCGGCCTTCTGGATCGGCGAACGCCAGGACTTGCGCAGCGCGAACCGTCCGCGGCTGGCGATGTCATGGCGATGGTTCAGGCAGCCGTCGATCATGCGCCGCCGGACTTCTGGCGGAAGCGCGAAAAGCTGCGCCGCTTGCCTACTGGCCGCGGCTTCACCGGCGGATCGCCACCATCGCCGGCATCGCCACCCTGGCCCTGACCTTGCCCAGCCGCTGGTGCGCGGGATCTGGTCTGCGCGGGATCGTTTCCGGATTCGCCGGCAGACGCTTCGCCGCCATCGTTCAGATCGTCCATGTTCTGGCCCAGCTGGGGCGGCAGGCTAAGTTCTTCGCGGATATTGGCTTCGGTGTTCGTGTCCGGCGTCAGCATGCCGACAGTCGCGACCGCCTGGATGGCCTGCGCCAGTTCAAGGATGTCGCCCTTGCTGATTTCGCCGTGCTTCAGGATTGCTGCGCCTGGCAGTTGATTGAATGCAAGCAGATCGGGCGCCGCCTTGCGATTCACTTCGCTGGTGACCAGATCAAGGATGCCGATCACGGCCACCGCGAACATGTCGGTCTTGTTCTTCGACTGCGCGCCAGTGCCCTGCCGGCCAGACTTGCCCTGGCCCAGCGTCAGGAAGTCCGCCAGCCATGTGCTGGCGATGCGGTGGTCGTAGCGGTCGACGATTTCGCTGGTGTCGAACTGCCGCCGGCCACCGGTCGACAGCAGCGTGAAATCGTACATCTTGTTTTTTTCGGTGTCGTAAGACAGCGGCATCACGAACCCTTCCTGTTCGTTCCGGCATGTGTCGCGAACCATCCGCTGGAACGCCTGCAGCTGCGCCTTGTCGGAAGCTGTTGCCGCAGGATCAAGAAGGCGCGCCGGCACCCATGCGATCGGCAGGCCAGCCATGTCGCGTTCGACGCCGATCGCTTCAAGGTCTTCGATGCGCTTCTTGCGGTAGTACGGCACATAGGCGTTGCGCAGCAGCGATACCGCTTCGGGATTGTTCTTCAGCAGCCGGGTGCGGAAATGCAGCGACTTCGCCAGCGGAACGCGCAGCAGCGGTCCGCCTGTCGGCAGAAGCTGGATCATCGCGACAGCGTCGCCGCTTTCGTCGAACTCCCAATGCAGCAGCGATTCCTGCGCGCGGCCGGCGAACTTGCGCCATCCCAGCATGCCATCGTCGTACTTCGAATTCGTCTGCGGGTTGTTGGTGCTGCCGCGCCGGCGCTTGTAAACAATTTCCTGAACGCACCAGCCATACTGCAGGAAGGTCAGCGCTTCGGACAGCACTTCGGGCCAGGACTGTTCCATGTCGGTGACGCAGGAATTCAGGAAGTCGGCCGCTTCGATATCTTCCGGCGTGGCTTTGGCGGGTTCGAAGTTGAAGGTGACGCCCAGCAGCAGCCGTTCGACCGCGAAGAACATGGCGCCGATGATCGGGTCGTTATCCCGCATTTCGCGGAACATGCGGATGCCACGCCATCCGGTCAGATCCCGCAGGAATTCTTCGCGGACGTATCCGGAAAACTGCTTCAGGCCGGTGGCGCCGAATTCGACCAGCGGCTTCGACATCGCTTCGCTTTTTGCCACGGCCTGCCCCTTAATTGATCGCGTTAGGATTTGCCCGGCTCATGTCGGGGATCACGATTTCAGAAGTATCATCGCCAGCCAGTTCAGCAAAGGCACCGGAAGCGGCGTCCACCTGATCGTCATGGCCAACCGGGAAGCTGCACAGTTCGTCGATGAAGGCTTCGTTCCAGTCGCCTTTGACCAAAAAGACATTAAACGCCTCACATTGCGCGGCAAATGGTTCTGCCCGGTCGCCCTTGCTTCCCGATTCGCGCCGCGCCCTGGCCGTGTAGCCCGCCAGCTGGGAAACGATGTTCTGGCCCTGATCCTTGCCAGCTTGGCCCGGATCTTCAGGCACGAAGATGTCGACGGCATGCCCGTCGCCGATGGCCACGGCCTTGATCTTCAGCCGGACTTGCATCGGGGTGGTGCGGAATCGCAGCACGTCTTCGACGTAGAACCGGCGGTCGACACCGTCGACGCGCACAGCCTTCATCTTCAGCCCGACAGACCAATCAGGATCGGTGCCGGGCTTCTGAAGCGATGCCGCCAGATCCCAGCGCCGAACGGCCCGGCCGCCCGCCGGCGCGCGCTCGACGATCTGCCCGGCGAAGTATTCGCGCTTGAACAGGCCGCCTTCCCGGTTCGACGGCTTCTGCTGGTACTGGCCGGCATAGGCGTGGCTGCCCATGCCCTTCTTCAGCTTGGCCACTTCTTCGCGCGGGAAGCGCACCGGGTCCAGCAGTTCGTCCCTTTCGGTGCGCGGATCGCGGAAGCCGATGCGCGTCACGCAGCGGTCTTTCGGATCGAATTCCATCGGCAGGCACAGATGGACGTATTCGTCGGCCATCAGCTTCAGGATCAGCCCGGATATATCGTCCGGGTGCAGGCGCTGCATGATCACGACGATCGCGGACTTGCGTTGGTCGTTCAGCCGGTTCAGCGCGCCTTCGCGGAATAGCAGCGTCGTCTTGGCGCGTTCGGCATCGCTTTCGGCGGTCTTCACCGAATGCGGATCGTCGATGATCAGCCGGTCGCCGCGCTTCGATGTCAGCGATCCGAACGGACTGCTTTCGCGGAAGCCGGTGCTGGTGTTCGAAATTTCGCTGTCGCCGCGGCGGACCAGGCGGACTTCGGGCCAGCGCGCCTGATACCATTCGGACGCCACCAGATCCCGCATCTTGCGCGTGTCGCGCGTGGTGGCGTCTTCAGCGAACGACGTCGTGATGTAGCGATAAGACCGGTGGCCCTGCGACCATTCCCACGCCGGCCACAGCACGGTGACCAGCAGCGACTTCATCGACCCAGGCGGGACGTTGATCAGCAGCCGATTGATGCGGCCGTCCGTCACCGCTTCCAGATGCGCGCAGATCGCGTCTATGTGCCAGTTATGAACATAGACGGCCTTCGGTTCCAGCACCGGCCACGCCCGGCGCACGAAGTCGACCAGCCGCACACAAGCCTTCTTGTCGGCGTCGATGTGTTTCTGCGACAGCGCGATTTCGCGCGCTTCAGCTGCGCGCTGGGCTTCGGACTTCTGGCTGCGGTCCCGTTCGTCGGCCAGCGCGATCGCTTCGTCCAGCAGATCGCGAAGCGTGTCCCTATTCTTCGGATTCTTCAGTATCAAGCGCAGCGCGGAAGGCACGGAGTCCTTCGACGTTGCTGCCGAAGGCGGCGACGATTGCTTTAAGGTCCGCGACTTCAAGCTTCACCTTTTCCGTCCATCCCATTTGCGCCTTGCTGAACCAGATCGCAGCGACCGGGACTGGCGTCGATATCCATCCGGTCTGAACGCCGTCCTTCATCTTCGGAATTCCGACCGCCTGGTCGTACAGCGATTTGCCGACGTTGAAGTGCGCGTTCGCCATGCCTTCGTCCAGTTCGCGACGAAAATGCAGGCGCAGCGTCTTCGCATCAATCGGCTGGCCGGACTTCGGGTCGAAGATCATCCGGCACAGGATGCGGTGCGCCACGCCGAAGCCGGCGCCGCCCTTCACGATCCGGCGCTGTTCGTCGCTGGGTTCAAACTTCTGGCGTCCGCCGGTCTTGACGCGCTTCGGCTTAGGCCCGGTTTTCGGGCTTTTGCGCTGGTTTTTGCGGGGTTTCGCCATGGCCCTACTTGCCTAGCAGAAAAGAGCAAGGACCGGCAAGCTCTTAGCGGAGGCTTCCTCCGGGACTGCGAATGTGGCTCCCTCCGCTCATCGAAACGAAAGGACCAAAGCCTATGTCGACCATCCCTCACAGCACTTGCCGCCTGAAGGGCTGCCAGCACTACATGCAACTGATCCTACCGGTTCAGGTCTGCATCAAATACGGACCGCGCCACTACATGCACGGCGACTGCTACGTCAAATCAGGCAAGCCGTTCGCCGATCTGACGAAGCATCAGGCGGAACAGCTTCCCTACTTCGCTGTGAAGGACGCGGGTCGCCTTCGCGAATTGGAAGCCTACATCGGCGACCAGCATGTTCTTCCCGGCGAACGCCTGAACACAATCTAAAAAGGACCGACGCACATGATCTTCGATCAGACCAAAGCGAAGTACGAACCGCACACCTTCAACAAGGGCCTGCCGTCGCAGTTCACGACGCAGTTGCCGACGAACGAATATGCCGAACATCTTCGCAGCGTCTTCAAGACGGTGTCGGAAAAGATGCGGACCATGAACTGGAAGTCGCGCATCAACGTGCGGCTTGATCTGACGGACGACGAAATCGAAGAAGTGTCTGCGGCCATCGCATTCGTGGCCGGATCGCCTTCGGAATTCGAACCAATTCCCGGCGGGAAGAACGGCAAGCAGCGGTATCGCGTCACCGCAGCGGGCTATTACAGTTGCGTCGGCGCGTAATCTGAAACCAACATCTGAAAAAGGACCAACACGATGAACACCTATCCGAACAAATACCAAGCCGAACAAGCGGTGCGCAGCAATCCGACGCTGAAGGTCGCGCCGATTTTCGAAGCGCAGGGCATCAAGTGGGCGACCATTGCCGAAGCGCAGGCAGAACCGCTGCTGGCCGCTGTGCGCGCCAAGATCGGTCCCATGAAGATCGAACTGCGGAACGTGCAGTTCGCTGCGTTCATGTCGGAAGAAACCAACGCCTTCACGGCCACCATCTATGTCAACGGCAAGAAGGCGGGCGAAGCATCGAACCAAGGACACGGCGGTTCGACCGATGTCCAGCCGCACAGCCTTGCCGAAACACTGGACGCCTACGGCGCGACGTTGCCGCGACATGTTTCGACGCTGAAGGACGACAGCGATCCGACCGGGTTCTTCACGCAGCAGCCTGATGCTGAACACATCGTCGACAATCTGTTCGAACAGTGGCTGGAAGCGCGCGAAGCGGCGAAGGAACGCAAGAAGTTCGAACGTGATCTGACGACGCGCATCCTGTTCACGAAGAAAGGCGCGAAGGGCGTCTTCCAGACGAAGAAGCTGACGCCTGTTCAGATGGACTTCTACAAGACGAAGGGCGCTGCAGCCTTCAAGGACTGCGACGTCGTGCTGAACCTTCTTCCTGCGGACGCAGCATGGACGCTGTGGCAGGCGCAGATCACGCGGAAGTTCGTCTGATGGCGAACCCGACGCCCGATCAGGTGGCCACGAAGTTCGTGTCCATCCTGCGCGCTTGGGCAACGCCATATCAGTGGAAGGTGATGCGCAAGCGCAACGCCGCTGAAACCGATCCCGGCGTCTGCCATAGCCATGATTGGTGCGATGCCAACATGGCGATGGCCGAAGCCTTCGAACACTTCGGCCTTGATCCGCTGCCCGAAGACGAACGAGCCTCGACGACTGCCACCAACCTGTGGAACGAGGCATGGGATGCGGCCATGCCCGCGCTAGGCGGGAAGACGAAGGCACAGTTCGCAAAGGAAGGGATCGCGTGATGGCCAGCAACGCGCAGCGCGCAAAGCTGATGCAGGCGTTCGAAGACGGCAACGCCGCCTTCCATGCCGGCAGGCCAATCACCGACAATCCGCACAGCAAGGTGCTGAACCCGGATCGCCACGGCCAGTGGAACGAAGGCTGGCGCTGGGGCGATCTTCACGCAAACTGAAACCAAGCAGACAAGGACCAATCCCATGACGAAGAAGAGACCGAAGACGACG